TTTTAGATACGAGGTTGAAAATGGTTTTAGACGCGAAGACGCGCCGTCACCAAGAACTACGGCGTTTGTTTGAATCTGCTGTTCGCGACCGATGCGTCAATCGTTTCTTGGAGGACTTCCAAGAAGGATTGAAGGCTGATGGTCACGATATCCAGAATCGATGGAGTTTGCGGCAACTCGCCGAACAGTTCATCCCAGACGGACGCGAAGCGGTCAACATGCTGCGACCGTCTCAAGGTGGTGGTTTCCAGTTGCAAGAATCGTCGGAAGTCGTCGATACTTCGATGTTCTCGAATATCATCGGTCAAGTGATGTACACGGCGACCTTGAATGGATTCGCTCAACCTGGATTGATCGGCGATCAACTCGTCGAAGTCATTCAGACTCAATTCTCGGGCGAACGCATTCCTGGCGTTGGTCGTCTTGGCGACGATATCGACGTCGTGAACGAAGGCGGTGAATACCCTAACGCGGTCATGGGTGAAGAGTACGTCGACACCCCTGAAACTATCAAGCGTGGGTTGATCCTCAACGTTACTCGCGAAGCGATCTATTTCGACCGGACCGGTGTTCTCCTTTCGGAGTGCAACCGCGTTGGCGAACGTGTTGCTGTCAACCGTGAAAAGCGAATTCTCGACGTCGTTTGCGGTATCTCGACCGTTTACCGTCGGAATGGTCAAGCGGCGACCGCAACCTACGCGGCGGACAACAGTCTTTCGAACACTCTCGCGGACTGGACTTCGATTGATAGCGCGGCGCAAAAGTTCAACACGATGGTTGACCCGATTACCGGCGAACCTATTGCTATCGCGATCAATACGATCATCGTTCCGAAGGCTCTCGAAGTTCTCGCGACTCGAATCCTTTCGGCGACCATGACTCGCGGGGCTTCGAATACTGGTAACAACCAGACCTATGTTCAAGGCAACAGCGTGAACGGTTCGGTGAACTTGGTAAGCGGGCAGTATGTTCGAAACAGAACTGCGTCCGATACGACTTGGTTTGCCGGTGCTCCAAAGGAAGCTTTTGTGTATATGCAAAACTGGCCTTTGACGATCACGCAATCGGATGAATCCAGTGAAGTCGGTTTCACCCGCGACGTTGTCGCTCGATTCAAGGCTTCTGAACGCGGTGCTGCCGCTGTTCGCGAACGTCTCAAGATGGTTCGTTGCACCTAGTTGAAAATCTAGGCAACGCGAACTTTTGCGATAGAATGGGCTAGGGTGAAAACTCTAGCCTTTTTTTATGGGGAAAATCTGATGGTCAAAAGTGAAGTTCCAGCCGAAAGCGCACTCGCCGAAAAGCTTCGTTCTCTCGAAGAACTCGAAAGGCGACTGCTTGATAAAGAGAAAGCTCTGGCCGAAAAGGAAGAAGCGTTACGCTCGAATGAAGATTCCGGTGCGTTGCGTCCAGTTCGTCCGTCTGAGATTGTGTGCGTCGGCGAAGGATTTCTTTTTGAAGTCGGACCGGTGAAAGCCGATTCCGGTTTGCCCACAAAAGAGATTGCTTGCTGTGACGAAACTGAAGCGATTCGTTGGTACGTCGCGACAACTGCATCGCCTGAAAACCCAACGAAACAAGTCGACCCTGTCAAGCATCAATTGCGTGCGGTATGCAACGATCCATCCCGACAAGATCGAAGACGGCGCGATCTTCAACTAGCGGCTGTTCGGGCTAAGGCGGAACGCGGTAACGTCCTTACTCCCGAAGAAGAACAGATGCTTTTCCAAGCTGACCTGAAACGTTTGCAAGCGTGAAACGATATTCAGAGTGGCAACGTTGCCAGTCGCTCGATTCTGAAAGTGGCAACGTTGCCAGTCTTGGGCAGGTTGGTTGAGCATTTCACCAATATGATTTAAGCGATGGAGTCTGCCCTATGACCGTTCTCAGTGATCTTCAAGCTCGACGCGCTTATGTTGCCTCACAACTTGCGGCGATGGTCGTTACGAGCGTCGGTGGAAAACCAAACGCGAACACGGCTGATGGCGGAACGACCGTCGATCATGTTGGCTACCGTCGTTCGTTGCTTGAGGAGCTAAAGATGCTTGACGAAGCGATCATGCGGGAGGCTCAAGTGCAATCGGCACTTGATGACCAAGACGGAAGCTGGGAAGTCGAATCGAACGTTTATACTTGAGGGTTTTCGAATGAATGTAAGTGCCGTTACGATTCCAGTCGGGCAAACTACAAGCAGCCAATTTGACGTTCCGGAGATGGAAACGCTTTGCGCGATTTCAATTCGATCAGCCGGTTTTACTGGTACGGCGATCACTTTTGAAATTTCCTTTGATGGCGGGACAACTTGGTTTCCCGTCCAGTCGGAAGGCGGCGGATCTGTTTATACTGTCACCGTTGGGGCAACTGCTCGATACGTCCCTCTCAATCCGAATGTGTTCTTGGCAAGTCATACCGGTTATCGTTGCGATATCCGCGTTGTTTCGAACGCCTCCGAACTGACGAATGACAAGGTTATCTTTCTGCATACTCGCGTGATCAAGTAGGAAAACAGGGGCGTCCGGAATGGGCATTTCCGCAATACTCGCTTCACAAATTCTCGATGCATCGGCAACTGGTCGTTCTGTATTGACTGCTGCCAATGCTGCTTCTATTCGAACAGTCCTCGGCCTTGAACTTGATGTAGCGAAGACCTGGAACAATGCTTTGACCGTCTTCGATGGCATTGCGATTGATGTCACAGATACGGCGAGCGATCCAAATTCAAACTTGCTTAACCTAAAGATTGCAGGCGCGACGCGGCTTAGAATCGATAAGAACGCTCGCATCCACGGGATAGCGGGTGCGGTAACATATCTTGCTCAGGTCGATACAGCGACTTGGGCGTTATCCAGTGCCGGCGTTGGTCATACTCCGAGGGCAAGCCTCAAGCCCGGTAGCTTTCAACTTCCGTCCGATGGATGGCTAAGTTGGGCGGGAGGTTCGAACGGCAACGGCACGCAGGATACGTTTATCCTTCGCGATGCTGCGAATACGGTTGCCATGCGCAACAGCACGAACGCTCAGACGTATCGCGTATATGGAACGTACACGGATGCAAGCAACTACGAACGAGGGTTCTTGCTAGCCGACTCGAACGGTTTAACGCTTGGGCATGAATCACTCGGTACTGGGACGAAGCGTTCGGTAAGAGTGCTAGGTCAATCTCTCGCAGGATCAGAAGCGGTTTCGGCATTCAACATAGTCCAGACCTGGAACACGACTGGGACTCCCGCTGCGTTTCGTATGGACATAACGGACACGGCAAGCAATGCGAACAGCATGTTCGCAGATTGGTATATTGGTGCGACTCGTCAGTTCGCCGTGACCAAAAGCGGTATAACGATGCTCGGTGGTCTTACGCTCAGCAACTCGATTGGAGGTTTCGGAAGCGCGACGACAAATTGGTGGTCAACGAATGGTTTGAATCTTGCGACAAACTCCTACATAAGCATCAACGACGATGTTTACGTTAGGCGAGATGCTGCCGATACATGGGCGCAACGTAGGGGTGTAAATGCGCAAACGCATCGAATCTACAATACATTCACCGATGCCAGCAACTATGAACGCGCTCGACTAGGATGGGAGTCGAATCAATTTGTGATCGGTTCCGAGGTGCTAGGTACTGGGACTGCTCGAACAGTCGCCATAGTTGGCGGAACGGCAGGAACTCAAGGAGTTGTCAAAGCGCAAACAGGTGGGGCGTTCATCGGCGCGCAACTCAGCCTGAGCAATAGCAGCAACGCGACTGCATCGACTTCGCAAGTCGTTCTGTACACTCCAGCCGCCGGTCAACTTAGGATTACCAATGCGACCGCTGATGGATTCGACCGCTTGATTCTCGGTCCGGCGACTTCATCGTTTCCAATGATGAAACGAAATGCGACAGCGATCAACTTCCGCTTGGGCGACGACTCTGCGGATGCTCCGATTACTGCATCGACCGTAAGCGTGACTGACGATGCTTACGGCGCGGGATGGAACGGTTCAACTCAAGTACCGACCAAGAATGCCGTTTATGACAAGATCGAATCTCTTGTAATCGGTGGTGGTGGTGGCTATGCGACCATCGAAGATGAAGGGACTGCGCTGACTCAGCGAACGGTACTCAACTTCGTTGGTGCGGGTGTCACGGTGACAGACGGTGGTACGGAAACGGTGGTAACGATTCCGGGTGGTGGTAGTGGTGGACTGTCTCGATATACAGCAATCGCGTTAGGATGGTAGCAAATGAAAATCCTGAACAGTTCCGACTATGCTTTCTCAGCATCTGGCAAGACGGTTACGCTTGCGGCGTTCGCAACCGTTGGTCTTGGTCGTATCCTTCTAATCAACAACGCGACTCGCGGCGTGGTGATCTTTGATCCCTCGCAAACGACGACCAAGGGTACGCTTGCAGGCTCAACGCTTACGCTTGACTTCGACACAACAAGTCACGCCGATACCGATAAACTGTCGATCTTCTACGAAGATGCGAATGATTTAGCTGTAGCAGACACCGAAGGTCGCAGCACGCTGTCGAAAATCTTGCAGATGCTTATGTCGCCATTGGGTTACGACAAGTCGCTACAGCGACAACGTGTAACGGGTATCATCGAAAGCGGAACGGTTACAACTGTTGGTACGGTGACAACTGTAACTACGGTGACAACGGTAACGACGTGCGCAACGGTAACGAACCTATCAACGATTGACACGCTTCAGGGCAGGATTCAAGTCTACGGCGCGAACCTATCGGCGTGGTCCGACTGCGTCCGAAGTCGCATTACCTAAAGGGAAATCATGGCGAATACGTTTAAGAAAGTTATTGACCGGCAGATGTGGGTTCAAGTTCCACCTGCTCCTAGCGTTCAACCTGCGGCAATGTCAACAGCGTGCGACATGCGGAACGACTCAACTCGCAATCCGTTTGTGTATCAGTTGATCAGCAACGCTATTCTGTATCGATTCAACATTATTACCAAAGCATGGCAGTCGGCAGTCGCTACGCCTTTGACAGCGGGTACGTTCGGTGCTGGTTCAACGTCTGCTTTTGCTCCCTCGCTCGGCGTTGTCGGAACAATTGCATCAGGAGCAACAACTACAAGAGTGACATTGACAACGGCATTGCCGACAGCGGTTGGTCTTAACATGCTTGCCAATCGTGGTGGTTCGGGTGAACTTGGGTTCAGATTGCGAATCATCGACTCAACAGCGGGAAAGACCGAAGAACGCTGGATTGTTGGGAACAGTGCAGGGACAACGCCAGCTATTGACGTTGATGTTGCGTTTTCGTTTACCCCCGCAACTGGCGCACGATACGAGTTGCTTTGTGGTGAATTGTTCATGCTTGGTTCAGGCACACTTGCGACAGGTGCGTTCAGAACTTTTGAGCCAGCAACGAATACACTAGCAAACAAATCGATCACCAACTTGCCAGCAACGCTATCGACCGATTCGGCAATGCTTGTTCTTGATGAGCAATACGTTCCATACGACAACAAGCCTGGAGAGGGAATGATCAAGGGCGGGCATGACACGGATACCGCTGGAGGAACTCGATTCGCACTTCTAGCAACGGGTTCGGGTGCTTCAACGATCACAGGAAGGGCAACGGGTGGGGATGCTTCCGTAGTTGCTAACGAGTATAGAAACTTTCAAATCCGCATCGTCGAAGATACGACTACCCCAACAGCGGTCGGACAACGGAGAATCATTGCATCGCATACAGCGGGACCGTCAGCGATTTACACAACCGGAACGGCATGGACCGTAACGCCCTCGACCCACGCAAAGTTCGTCATCGAGCAACCAAATTTGCTTGTTTTGCGAACAACCGCGAATACAACGACCTATACCTACAACTATGGCGATGCGACCGTAAACAACGGAACCAATTCCATCGCGGCTGACGCATGGAGTACAACCTACTTCGGTACTGCTCCGGCTGCAAACGGTGCTGGTTGCTTGTGGTGTCCTTCATTCGGAATCCAACCGGATGTTGGTCGCAATGCGCGGCACTCGTTTAACTACTTTTTCCGTGGAGGTGCATCCGTCACCTTAGACTTGCTTGACATTGCCGGTTCAATCACCGGAACATGGACAGGAGCAATCACCTACGATGGCAACGTGGGTGGCATGGGAACTGGTTCTACTGGATGCTACTCGCCCTATGGACAAGAGGGAAGGTTTTCTTATATCAATCAGTATGTGGCCTCAACAGTCAACCAGATATTCCGTTTCGATGTGAAGAATCGGGTGTTGAGTCCATACACTCCGACCGACTTCCTGCAATCAGGAACAGCGGCACTCGGTTCGCGTATGGCCGCGTATGCGGCAATTGACGGGAGCAATAAATACGATGTGGTCTACCTTATGTCGCACCTTTCATCGGTGAGTCAGGAGCTTGTGGTGCTGGTATGACAATCAACGACCTAATTATTCTAGTCGCAAACAAGCTAGCCTCGCTCAACAATGCCTTGGCAACAGCTACGGCACTCGGGAACCTTGAGGACGTGTTGCGATTGCAAGACGAAATTGAAGCAACGGAAACAACTCTCGACCAGCTAAGGAGCTTGTAATCATGATCGATCTAACGAAACTGACGCAAGAGCAACAATGGGGTCTTTCCTATGCAACGAAACTTGCCAACGATGCTACGAAGGCATCGAACGCAGGAAAGCCTAGTGGCGACCAAAAACCGTTGCTAACCGAACAGCAGTATGCCGACAGCGTGTTTCGAGGGGCATGCGATTCGTACTACGCTTCGCTCTTGGATTTCAAGAAGAAGAATGCACTGCAACTTTTCGATGCGTTGTCTCCACAGCAGCAAGCGGCACTCGTCGCTCAACTTCAAATCCCTGACGTCCTTCCTTCAAAATAATTATGAACCTGGAAATTACCCAACAAGAGCAACAGCAACTTCTTGCTTGCATCGAATCGGCGATCAAGTCTGCTCCAAGTAGCTTGCAAGCGGCGGCGTTGCTTCTTCCTCTTGCTCAACGCATTAGCGAACTAAGGGAACAAGATGCCACAAACGCAAACGATTGAACTTTTTGCCCCTCCCGGACAGACGCTAATCGCGAAGCTTTTTGCTCCGGCTAGTGATACCGAAATCGCATCCGTAACGGCAACCGAAGCGACGAATCGAAAGGGCGTATATCAAGCCGTCTATACCGATGTTCCCGCTGCGACGTATCGAGTTCTTGCTTTGGTGGGAACGGTCCCCGTTGCTTCTTGGTGGGTCGATTTAAGCCTGACGACGGCAACGTTTCAATCGTATGAAATCCCAACAAGCGTGACGGTTGCGGGTGTCTATAACGCTTTGCCTAGTGGCGGATGGGTCAATGGGGGTTTTGGTGATAGGCTTCTAGTGTCGGCGTCGGCACAAAGGACGGTTTCCGTTACCTTATCGAATCATATTGCGGCGGATATCCACGAACTTCAGCCTGGGGTAATTAGCGCAACGCACTTCGACGTTGATTACCAAGCTTTCATTCGAAGCATTCTAGGTTTGTCGGCAAATAATCTAGACGCTCAACTTTCGGCGATTCCAGCGTATGGCGACGCTCAACGGTGGACGTCTCCCGCAAATCAAATCGATGTTACGATCACGCAGGTTTAGCTATGGCAATAGTGACAACGTTTTGCGAATTTTTCGGATGCGGAGGCGGGGGTGGAACTCCGGGAAATGGCAACGTTGCCAACCTTCTTAGCGTCGACTACGAGGACGATTGGCTCTACCTGGACGGGGTGGAATCTGTTGATTTCGCTTTTGGTCCTCAAAGGTACACGACTCAAACTGTGTCCGGTTTCGATGTGAAGGCGAAGCGGTCTTCTCCAAGTCACAATGAAGTTGTTGTTGCGGCTGCGACCGTCGGCTATGAATCGACCGATCAAGTGTTTGTAGTTTGGGCGGAAACGCTGATTGATACGCTGAACGCTGTAATCGAACCAATGCCTGGGGATAAGATCATCGCATTCGATTACGAGTGGATCATCAAATCCGTCAAGCGCAACGTTGATTTTTCGCAATGGCGGATGCTTTGCAGGAAGACGACTAAGGAAGAATGATCCCGCAAGAATTCCTGGCGTCCGATGCGTCTGCGATCCTTGGATCGTTCGCGAACGAACTTGCATCTATGTCGTTCGTCGATGTCTTCAAGAAAACGACCGATTCCTTGCACGACGGCTTTCAAGCGAATTTCACCAACACGCGTGCGCCTTACGGAACTTGGCCCCCTCACGCGCCCTATACGATTCAAAAGTACGGACCGCATCCGTTGCTTATTCTGACCGGTGCTATGCTCGCCTCGGTCACGCAATCCGGTTCTGATGGTCGAATCGAGCAAATATCGGCGAATGAAATGGTGATTGGGACGTCGCTTTTTTATGCTGGTTTTCAACAGTACGGAACTTTGAAGATTCCTCCGAGACCTTTCTTATGGTTAGACGGCGATCACCTAGAAAAAGTCACGGAAGCATTCGTGGATGCTATTTCGAGCATCCTGACCTAATTGGGCAAGTCTTTATAGACGAAGAAGGGAACGAAGCTGAAGATGATAAAGTGGTCAATCCAGCGCGAGTGTCGACCAACGCTTGGCCTGGAAGCGAAGCTAAGATAGAAATTCTTCGGAAGCGTGTCGAAGACGGTGAAAGTCTATGGCACGAAGACGATTTAACTTTGTGGAGGATTGGCGATGGCTCTGGGTAGTCGTTCGAAGATCATCGGTGATGGAATCGTTGCCACGTTGAACAACGACGCGGACTTGGCTTCGCGGAATTTTTCAATACGAAAAAAGCCGTACAATCGTGGAAGAAGCTGGTTGGCAGGTGGTTTCGTTATTCCTATGCAAACGGAAAGCCCTTTGCATGAAAACGTGCAAGACGAACGGGTTTACCGTTATTTGGTGATGGTCGTTGATCCAAAGGATTCCGACCTAGTCGATGGCATGGAATCGCATCTTGGTGCAATCGAACGCATTGAAAACATTTTTCAGGCGAAAAGTCATTCGTTTATGCCGAACTCAATTCGAACGACGGCACAAACAAACTTGAACACGGCTGTTGCCGCTGGCAAATTTTCCGCGACTTCGATCCAAGCGACCGATATTGCTTTTGCAACTCCGTTCGTTGATCCTGCTTTCGAAGCTGGATACGATGCTTCAAGCTGTATCGTTTCGGTGCGTGTGCTCGTTTCCCGTTTTAGTTCTGTTGGACTGTGAGGTTTATTGTGGCTAAAAACAAAGTGCAAGAATCTGAACCCGTCGCTGCTCCTTATATCGAACCGCATACGAAAGCGGTGGTTGATGGCGTATGGAACTGCGAGGGTCGAATGGTTCTAGCAAAATCGGAAGAGCAAGCGATCTTGCTTTACTCGAGGGTGTTCAACAGTCCTCCCGCGTTTTGTGATCCTTCGGACCGGATTCCGGATCGTGACGAAAAGGTTTTGCATCTTCGAAGCGTCGAAGGTCATCCCGAACCTATCCCATTTTTCGGGCGCAGGTCGCTGTAGCGAGTGTGCGCACAACTGCTTTAGAATCCGTTTGGAGGAATTGAAATGAGCCAAAGTACAGCATCGCGGTTGATGGTTTCAGATGACGCGGGACTTATCACGAATCCGCTTGGCGTAGCATTCAACGAATGCAGTCTTGTTGGTCAAAGGACCGTAAGTCGACACGCTGGGCATCGCGGGACGCGTCAACGTGCGTCTTGCCGTGCAAGGACCACCGCGGACAAAAGCGGTGGCACGATTAGCGGTAATTTCGCCGTGGATGAGATCGATTGGTTCTTGCCGCGTGTTCTCGGAACAACTGGGGCGGCTCCGTGGACTCCTGGGGAGACAATCTCTCCGTTTTACGCGTTGGTGGACAAGGTCGCTGCGATCTATCTCTACAACAAGCAACGAATCAGTTCGCTGGAAATATCGGGTCAAGAGACGCAATATCTCAATTGGTCAGTGAACTGCGTAGGTGAAGAAGAAACGACTTGGGGTGTTGCCTATCCTGCGACCCCTGTTGTCAGTTGCGGGACCGCGTTCCTGTTCTCCGATTGTACGCTGACCTACAACTCAATCGCCTACAAGATGCAATCGTTCCGGCTCAGCATCGACAACGCGATTGACGCGAATCAGTACGAAAACGCTCTCACTCCGACTCGTTTTGAAGCGACCGATCTTGTAGTCCAGTTGCAAGCGACTTGCGCTTTGCGTTCGGATACGCTTGCCCTATATGATGCGGCTCTTGCTGGGGCGACCGCGTCTCTGGCTGTGTCCGATGGGACCACGACATACACTTTCAACTTCGCAAACTTGAAGTACATGAGTGGCGGGCCGACCGTTCCCAATCAGGGTCGAATAAACATGCCTTTGACCTTCGAGGCGTTCCGAAGCAACACAACCGGGACGGCTGCAACTGACAATCAAATCCGAATCACCAAGGTGTAACTCGCGATCCTCCTTCGTTTGCGATATACTGGCCGTTTTGATAACGGCCTTTTTCATTGGGGATTCAGATGAAACATATCGCAGATACAGAGGCACTCGATTGGAAAAATCCATTCGTGCGTGTCGGCTCCTACTGTCCGGCATTCATTGAAGGACGCGAGGGTGTATATCCTTCGATGTTCTTTCGTTACAAGCGAATGGCCCCGAAAGAAATCGAACGGAAGCATAAAGAATTCCGTGATGCTATGGTTGACCCCGGTGGGGCAATCGATGTTGCTGTGAAGCTGATTGTGTCGCAACTCGCGGAATGGTCTTTCCGCGTTCCAGTGACGGCGGAAAATGTTCAGATGCTCAATCACCCGCTGCTTCTGCGCGTGTATTGGATCATCATTCAAACTGACCCGACCGATCCTATCCCGCAAGAATTTTTGATCCCTGGGGAATCTCAATCGCCTGAAGGTGAACAAAAAAAATAGTCGACGCCTATCGTCTTTCGTTGATGCATCCAATGCTTGCGGCTAGGTCTTGCGATCTGTGCAAGAAGATCATGTTCGACGAGGAGACCGGTACTCCGATCAAGGCTAGAAGCGGCGAAGGATTCGCAAAGCGGATCGGGAAGGTTCCGTGCGAAAGTACGATAGGATGCAAGAAGGGGCATTGGAAAGATGCTCCGGACCTCAATGCTCCGCAACAAGGGGTGATCGATCTTTTTCATGCGTCAATTGCAAGTGGTGGAGCATGTTTGTCGGAAGATGAACGATCTGATTGGTGGCTAATGCAGACCTTCGGCAAGCTTCGTTCCTTGGAGGAAAGCGTAAAGCGTCAAAATTTAGAAATGCTTTCGAGTCGCTTGGCGTTTGGAGGATAAACAATGGCGGAAATTGCCGAACGTGGCGTTACCTTTTTGCTGAAAGCTTCGGTTGATGGTAGTGCGAAATCTATCATTGAATCGTTCGCAAAAAGCCTTCAAGACGCACAATCACAACTGAACGCTTCAGTTGTTGCGACGGCTGCTGCGACGGCTCAAGCTGTTGAATCCACGGTTTCTAAGTCGGCTTCTGCATCGGAACAGGTCGCGAATCAGCAAACGGCGTTGCTTGCTCAAGCACTTCAAAAGCAATCGCAAGACCAACTTGAAGCGGCGAACGCTCGAAAAAGCATCGTTGAAAAAACGCTCGCATCGCAAGCCGCGACAACGCTTGAACTGAACAAGCTTTCTTTGGATCAGCTATATGCCGAACGTGAACGGATAACGACGGAGCGTTTGGCAAAGGAAGAAGATGAATTCCTCAAGTCGACGCAAAAGAAGCTGCAAGCTGAACAGGAACTTTCGAAAGCGTTTGCCGAAGTCCAAGCGCAGATGGCTCAGACCGGCGAGCTAGCAAGCATTGAAGAAATGCGGCACTTGGCCGAACTCCAAGTTGCTTACGAGAAGTCATCGAATGAACACAAGAAAGCGGAAGAACGCTGGACCAGTGTTCAGCAAAACGAACATAAGCGACGCGTGTCTGATGCAATTTCGTCAAACAAAGAACAAACGAAAGCGGCTGAGGATGCACGAAGGGAAATCGAATCGCACAACGAAAAGCTTGACAAGTCATATCGGCAAGTTTTCGACGCTACTACGAAGGCGACGGAAGGCGTCTTGAAGTTCGCCAAGGGTGCGGCAATGATCGGGTTGGTTGGCGAGCAGAACGTCCAAAAGCTGACCGATTCGTTGCTTCTGCTACAAGGCGGATTCGATGCATTCAAGGGTGCAGTCGATACGGTCAAAAGCGTGGACGATGCGTATAAGGCTTGGCGTGAAACAATCGAACTGACCACCAAGTCGGCGCAAGGTCTTGCCGCTGCGACGACCGTTTTGAACAACGCCAAAAGCTTGACTTCGGGTGCTGGATCGGCGGCTGGTAGTGCCGCTGGTAGTGCCGTAGGAAGTGCAGGAGGAGGCTTATTCACGAAGGGCGTGGGTCTTGCGTCTACCGCTGGATCGACCTTGATTAGCTTTGCGGGAGGCGGATCTGTTGGTCCTACGATGGAGGGGGCTGGACTTGCTGCCGGTGCAGGACCGATTGCCGTCTTCGCTTCTGCCGTTGCCGCTGCTGCCGGTGCTGTTTTGGCTCTGAAGTCGGCTTTTGAATTCGCAAAGGATTCGTTCAAGAATGGAATCGGACGAGGCGGAACAAAGGGCGGATGGAATGAAACCGTAGGGACCGCGTCTTGGAATCCTTTCGCTCGAGGGCTATCGCAAGATACCTGGGCCGACACTCTGAACGTCGGCATGCAAATGACCCCGGCAGGTATAGCCGCTTCGTTTGTAGGTGCGGATACGGAAACAGCTAGCGAGAAGTCTCGCAACGCTCAAGATAAGCGAATCAAGGAAGCTGAAGATCGGCTCAAGAATACTCGCCTGATGAACGAACGCGATCAAGGAATCATCGACGAAGGCAACTCGAAACTGAAGCAATGGAAGCAAGAAGAACTTCGATATCAAGATAGTATCTTTGAATCGAAGCTGAAAAGCCTTTCTCTCGAAGAACGTCGTTCTGAAATTGAAAAGCAAATTGCGACCGAAATGGACAA